ACATGCCTGACTATTACGAAGTTGTAGGAAATGTATTCGACGAGGTGGTGGAATAATGACTGATATGGACATATTCGGAAGCACACTAACTATTTTTATGCTTAGTGGTTTAATCTATATCATTTACGACATCAAGAAACGTGGCTTGAAATTCGAGCACCTAGATAAGCCAATTGTAGAGGGGAAAAGTGAATTGGATGTAGCCTTTAGAGAATTTGTAAGGATAGTACTTAGAGAACTATTGATAACATTTAGGGTGGTGAAAAAATGATTATTCAGTTAACTAGCACACGAGGAAATGAAGTGGCTGTCAATCTAAATCTTGTTATGTATATGGAAGAATTTGAAGATGAAACCAAAATCTCATTTGCCTGCGATAGTGTATGCGTAAAAGAAAGTGTGCATGAAATTTGGCAAAAGTTTAAGGAAAGTACATATGGGTATAAAAGTTGGTGATATGGAAATGGCGATAGTGTATGGGGGTAGCAAAATGACACCTAGATATGTCACTGAATACATGTTAGAAATTAGAATCAATGGTAAGCCTGGCGATGTTATTAGGAAAACTTATCGTGATCTAGATTTGGTAAAGCTTTTGGTTAGAAACGCTAAGCGCCAGAAAGATGTTAAAGTAAGTGTCTATGAACTCAAGATTGAAAAACGAAAGATGAGAGGGAAAGAACTAATTATAGAGGAGAGTTAGTTATGAAAATATTAGATTGCTGCTGCGGATCCAAAATGTTTTGGTTCCAAAAGAATGAGCCACATACAACATTCATGGATAAAAGACAGGAACAGTTTGAAATTCATGGTAAAAAGGTAAATGTAAAACCAGATGTCATTGGAGATTTTAGAGACATGCCCTTCAAGGACGGTGAGTTTGACCTGGTAGTCTTTGACCCGCCACATTTATTGTGGGCAGTGCCTAAATCAATCATGAAAGCTCAATATGGCCAACTCGATAAGAAAACCTGGAAAGAGGACTTAATCAAGGGATTCACCGAGTGCATGAGAGTATTGAAACCTAATGGTACATTGGTTTTCAAGTGGGCAGATATCCAAGCTAATATCAATGAAGTGCTTAAGGAGTTACCTATCAGGCCATTGTTTGGAGACCAAAGAGGGAAGACTAGATGGATTGTGTTCGGAAAGGTTGATAATTGATGAATAAAAAACGTATAAAGGCACTGATTAAAAAGACGCCATATTACGACTATCAAAACCAGATACTGAAGAAACATGGCGAATTCATCCATCAGTATTGTGCTGACCGTATGGAGCAAGCCCTATACAACTACCTAGGAGCAACCATGATGGTGCTCAGAGACAAGTACGGGTTTGGCAAGCAGCGGTTGGAGAATACTATGAGGGAAATTACTGTCCAGGTAAGCCATATCACCTCGAAGCATGCCACGGCTGAGGACATGATAGCTTTGATTGAATCTGAAACCGGGTTTAACTTACCAGCATTTGTAGCAAAGATGGCAGAGGAGCGTGAAAATAATGGCTGATATTTTAGAATTGCACCGCATCCAGAGATTACCTAATGGAATTTCGTTAGGCGGTGGGATATTCAAACATGAAACTAGAGAACAGGCGATTAAAAAAATGAGTGACGAAGGGTATGAATATGACCCTGGTTCAGGTCGGTTCTTTAAGCGGATGGGAAGCCGCTATATAGAATGGGTAGAAATCACTGGGAAGGATGATGCAAAATGATGAAAGCAATTAAACTTGAAAAAACAATTGAAGATGTTCTGCAGTGGGGTAAGGAACGAGGTATTGAAGACGGAGATAAGGCGTCTCAAGTTGCTAAACTCTATGAGGAATTCGGTGAGTTGTGCCGTGCCCATTTGAAGTACAAAGGGACTGGGCTAGATAAGTGGCTAGCAGAATGGAAAGATGCCGTTGGCGATATGATCGTTGTTATGACGATGGTCTGTCTGCAAAATGGCTTGAGTCCTTATCAATGTCTATACCTAGCGAATGAACGTGAAGCGGTAGACGGTGGAGCCAACAACCTATTGCGTATCGGGGTTGCACTTGGTTTAGTGGCTGAAGACATTATGGAGCCACGGATTGACAAAGAAACGATGATTAGTTCGTTGACGAATCTATCTTGCGAGCTGAATAGTTACTGCAATGCAGAGGACTTAGATCCGGTTGATTGTTATGTGAAAGCATACGACGTTATCAAGAACCGCAAGGGGGTTATGAAGGGCGGTTCATACGTTAAAGAGGAGGATGAGTAGTATGTTTAATCAGTTAATTGAAATGCTTGATAGTTACATAATGGTACTAGAAGATGAGTGCAAACGAAATGAAGGTACGATTTCTAATTACTTATCTAGAAAGGAAATCATCAAAGCCAAAAGAGAGATAAGAAAACTAGGTGATATTGAAAAGGAGTTGGATAATGATGGAACTAAAGGTCATTAGCCGGCATGAGGTGTTGGGCAAGAACTTTCGCATCTATGGAACGGTGGCTGAGCCACTGTTCCTAGCGAAAGATGTAGCTAGTTGGATTGAACATAGCGATGTGTCTACGATGATTCGTAATGTGGATGAAGACGAGAAGCAGATACAAACATTGTTTGTGTCAGGTCAGAAACGGGATGCTTGGTTCTTAACGGAAGATGGGTTGTATGAAGTATTGATGCAGTCTCGCAAGGCAGTGGCTAAATCATTTAAGAAACAGGTCAAGGCAATCCTTAAAGAGATTCGGACAACAGGGGTCTACAAGGTGCCGCATAATCCGATGGAAGCCATGCAACTAATGTTCCAAGCAATGAATGAGACGGATGCCCACTTAAGCGATGTAGAAAACCGTGTCTCAGAATTGGAAGATAATACGCCGCTTAGTCCAAGTTCTTATAGCTTTATCAATAAATGTATTGGGCAAAGAATCAGAGAGTACCTTGAAGCTAAGAATATCCAAGGGAGTCAAGAAGCTAAGAAGCTATTGTATAAAGACATTGGATCTAGCATCAATGCGATTGCTGGGACAGCAACGCGTTCACAACTGAAAGCAAAACACTTTGATGATGTGGTGAACTTCATTCGCGACTGGATACCTAGCCAGGTAACAATCTATAAGATTGGAGAATTGGCACATGCGATGGAGTGAGGATAAGGAATCGTGGCAAAAGGTGTTAGAATACACTGATCGTAATCTCAATGAGAAGTGGTCGCCTGATGTCAAGAAGGAGTGTATGGAATTAAGTCAGAAGTTCTATGATCCATACGCGCACAAGCCGATTGATATGATGCCGTATCTGAAACACAACCAGGAAAAGTTGTTGGGTGTCATAAAAGACCTGAACATGTCAACTACCAGATTTGCAAATGAAATATCATTGGACCGGAACAGTGTGGCTAGGGTGTTAGACCTCAAGGGGTTTCCGTCTTTAAGGTTTCAGGAGACTGTCTATGACATGTACGGGGTCAAAATGATTACTAGGCGAAGTGTATTAGAAAGGGAAACGGGGTTATAAAATGATTGAGAACACATTTATAAGAATTGATAGTTTGATTATCAGAGTGAATCTGATTAAAAGTATTTTTGACGCGTTCAGAGAGGGCCAAAATGTATGTGTGATTCGGTTTACTGATGGAACTGAATCTATACATAAAGGAGTCTGTGCGGAGGACTTTTGGAAAGCCTTAGGGAAAATAAAATAAGAAGGGGCAGAATGGTGTCATAAAGATGGGGAATAAAGATGAGCGCATATATGTTGTTATCAATGGCGTCATGCTTCAAATCAGAAAGATACAAGCGGCATGGGATGTACAGGAGCCTACTGAGAAAGTATGTAATATCTTGTTCAATGATGGGACGCTCATTGGTTTCTCAAAGTTCACGGCAAGTGAATTGTGGAATGAAATGTTAAAAGCTAAGAAAGGTCTTGAAAAAGTATGATGAATCAGAAGTTTGTAAGATTTGGTGTTGTGGTGGTGGACGCCAGCCGGATTGTTGGCTTATTTGAAAATGACAAGGGGGTAGGCATCCTACTTCAAGGTGAAGCAAGACCCTTATACGTTGATGACTGGAAACTAGACAAGGTGCTAGAACAGTTAGCTGATACCATGGAAGCTATGGAGCCTAAGCAGGCGCCTAGTGACACTAAAGGGATAGAATTTATCTTGGCAGATAAAGCCAACTTAGAATGGGATGCGTCAAAGGATGACCGGCTAACTAAATTTGAAATCAAAACAGAAGAACTAGCTGGTGATAAGGTGAATACGGTCAAGCTAAAGTCTGTTAAAGAATTTGAGGACTTGCAAGAAGCGTTAGACGGACCGTTAACATTAGTAAATGGGGTTCTATTCGTCCCATTCGTTTAGGAGGTGAACACTTGGAAGCTAAGGAGTTCTTAAAAACGGTCTACTGGTCTGAAAAGGAAGTGAATTCCTTGCGGAACGAGTTACGACAAGTAGAAGCGACACTGCTTTCGTCACCTAGCTGGTCTGATATGAAGGTTCAAACAAGTGGGATGCAATCAACGGATGATACCTATGTGCAGATGATGGAGATTCGGGAACGATTGATGAACCAGATAAGCCATACGGTCATGATGCGAGATAAGGCGTCTCAGATGATTAGTAGGGTTCCAGACGAGAAGCAACGCTTTGTATTGCGCGAGCGGTACCTGAACCGTCGGGACTGGGTGGAGATCTCAGATGACCTATTACGGTCACGGTCTCAGATATACCGTATACACGGGTTCGGGCTACTTGCCTTCAAAGAGATATTCAAGAAGGAGGCCATAGGGTAGATGAAAGTATATGTGGTGAATATGTATATATCGTTTGATGATGATTCTTTTCAAGTAGCACATGCTGCCTTTAGCAAAAAGGAAGCTGCCATAGTCTATATGGAAAAGCGACATGGTATGACTCAAAAGAGTAATACGGAATGGTGGGGCCAGGTGACGGGACACTATTCGAGGTTAGAAGCTAACCTTTCTGTGATGGATATAGATGAGTTCTTTGAGAAGTACTTTAATACGCCTTGTGTGGCTGAGGAGGAATAGGGGATGGAAGATGGCTATACCTGTCAAGTTACATTTGGTATTGAAGGCAAGGATATAATAAACCGGCTTGTTAAGTTCAATAGCAAGGATGATGCGTTTATATTCGTTGAAGCCATGGATGCTATTCATCGGAACGCACTAGAAGAACTGGAAGGTGTATCGTGTGACCCTGAGGCGTATGCCAAGATGCTAGATGCGATGCGCCAATACCGGCCAAGTGAACTGCCAGAGCATATTTACCTGGATTAAATGGGTTTGATGATGCGCTGGTAGGTGAACCTATCTACGATGATGCGTGTGTTTTACCGGTAAAATGCGACACTTTGCGACAAAATGCGACGGAATGCGACAAAGTGAGACGGAACGCAACACTAACTTTGTGCTAGTATTAAGATACCAAGAAAACCAGGTAGGCTAATCGGAATACGCGCTACTTGGCACGCGACTGTCACGCGTGGTATATAATCTCTCCTTAAGGTTGGGCCATGCCTGGCCTTTTTATTATGTGTTGGGGGTGAAGGGATGGCGTTCAAGAAACAGTGCGCGGCTCCAGGATGTGGAGCGCTGACGAGTAGCAAGTACTGTGATGTACATGTGAAGATGGCTGATGAAGAAAAGGCTCGCTATGATCAGTTCCGTGGGTCTAGTGCTAGGCGCGGTTATGATGGCCGATGGCGCAAGTATCGAATAGCATTCCTTGACTCTCATCCATTGTGTGAGGAGTGCGCGAAACATGACCGGATGGTTTTGGCATCGGTAGTGGACCACATTATCCCACACAAGGGGGACATGAAGTTGTTCTGGGATGCGTCGAATCACCAAGCCTTATGTGAGTCTTGCCATAACCGTAAGACGGCTAAGGAAGATATGGGTGCTTGGGACTACAAGGCGGGGCTTAAGTAAGACCCTGGCATTTGATTTAAGGTGTCGTACCCTGGGTTATGATTTTGGTTTTATACCCGGTGGTTTGATTTTTAGTTTTTATACCCCTATTCAAAATTTGGTTTTGAGTAGGGCGTTTCTATTTTTGGTTTTAATACCATAACCGTAAATAGCAAATAACTAACGTGTAAGAAGTTTTAATCTTAACTCGATAGATTATATGTCTTTTGGTTTGGAATTGAATGTGGCTAATCTGATGGAGCGAGGTGATGGGAAAATGGAATTGGTGTTGGTTAAGTTATCCAAAACGAGCGCCTTATATCTGAATGGTAAGGAAGTACGATCTGTTACTCGTGTTAGTCCTGATTATATCGGGGACACATTGGCAGATATAAATATTGGGCTTGGCGTTCCGGTTGAGCGTATCTTGATTGAATCTGCTAGTGACAATGTTGGGCTAGATATTATGGCTCGTTACGTTGGAGATGGTAAGTTCTCAATTAAGGTTCCTAAGCTGAAGGTATCAAAAGTGGAAAGGTTTGGGTTGGTATAATGTGGTGGATGTTATTGTTCCTGTCTCCATTCCTGCTGATGGCTTTTGTTGGTGTATCTGTGGTGCTTAAAGTTGATTATCAAAGAATGATAATTGACTATCGTATCAAGAAAGCCAAGAGGGAATATCAAAAGGCAAAAAGAAAATAGCAGATGAGTTTGATAAACAACACCTGCTATTAAGCGTTCATGATGTACCATGGCCGGCCCCGAAATTTGTTCTCCTATGGGCCGGTAAGGAATTCGGGTTTTTGATTTCAATTTTTCAAAATTCAAAAATCAGTTACATTTTCTAAATATTGATTTATCAAGCTTTTCATGAAAGCGAGGGAAAATAAATATTAGAAAATTATATTTTGATTAGAATTTTGTAACATTTGAAGAATGTTGATTTGACGCGGTTTCTGACGGTTCATGAAAATGAATTGAAAAGATTGTGAAGCTTGACGGGAGGGCGGACGGCCTGAGCAGCTAGCGCCGTGTTTTGGGCGGTGGATGC